CAAAGTAAGTTGGGTGAAATGGAGAGTCTTGTTTCTCAATTGAACTCTATTGAAGAGAAACTAGAGAAGTATCGTCCAAAGACACCTGAAGAAAAACTTGAATTAAGAAGTTTAGACAGTGGTCCTTTCAAACAAAAATTATCAGATTTCTTTCAAGACAAACAAGAAGAAATGCAAAAGACAGGTAAGAATGAATATGTATTGACAACTGATGATGTAACAGAATTCGTACCATCTGAAATCAAAAAATCATTCGACGATTACGGACCTGAACCAACAGGTTCAAACTTCAGAATGGGTTGATTTTATGAAGAATCTTCGTATAATTAAAGGGTCACATTGTGGACCCTTTTTTTATTTGGCGAATAATTTGACGGAACACTAAACTTGGCGTATTATTATAATGTCCTAACAATTAATTTTTTATCTATGGCAACAAATCCACTTGATGCAGTACTGGCTCAGTACGAAAAAAACACCCAATCTTTTGACAACAGTAACCGTATGTCACAAGAAGAGCGAATGAAAAAGTATTTCGCTTGTATCCTTCCACAAGGTCAATCACAAGGTCAGAGAAGAGTTCGAATTCTTCCTACCAAAGATGGTTCATCTCCATTCGTAGAAGTTTATTACCATGAACTTCAAGTCGGTGGTAAATGGCAAAAATTCTATGACCCAGGAAAAAATGACAACGAGCGTTCACCATTGAATGAAGTTTATGATGAACTTATGGCAACTGGTAAAGAATCTGATAAAGAACTTGCTCGTCAATACAAATCACGTAAATTTTACATCGTAAAGGTAGTCGACCGCGACGCTGAAGAAGAGGGTGTGAAGTTTTGGAGATTTAAACACAACTACAAGAACGAAGGTATCTTGGATAAAATCATTCCTATTTGGAGACAAAAAGGTGATATCACAGATGCAACCACAGGTCGTGACCTTATCGTTCAATTGGTAAAACAAAAAACACCAGGTGGTAAAGACTACACATCAATCCAAACCATTATGCATGATGACCCCTCAGTTCTTCACTCAGATGAATCTGTTATGAAGTCTTGGTTAGAGGATGAATTGACATGGAATGATGTTTATTCAAAAAAACCTGAAGAATACTTGGAGGCTATCGCACGTGGTGAAGAACCTCGTTGGGATTCTGAAACTGGTAAGTATGTTTATGGTGATGATGCTATCTTTACCATGGGTGGTAATAAAACAAAAGAAACAGTAGACCCCCAAGCAGGTGCTGACCCTGATGAGGACCTACCGTTCTAATTCAACGGGGCAGACTTTGTCTGCCCCTTTTACTTTTTAATACAATGACAAAAGAAACAAGAGAAAAGATGATTACCAGTCTCAAACGTAAGTACGAGGCTGAGATTTTGGAGGCCGAGGCAACTCTTATGATTTATCTTGAGAATGCTGCGGGTATTGGGGAACACCCCCAAATATTAGAGGAGATGGACAACTTTGTTGAGAAGTTAGCCAATGCGAATGATAAGTTAGATACCCTAAATAAATTTTGGAAAACTAATGGCTAAGTTACAAAAAACTGAAACTGACTACCGTTACTATGAGTTTGAACTCACTGACGAGCAGTACGAGATGTACAAAGACAACAAAGACGCCTTTTGGGATGAGGTAGACCCTGAGTGGGAATACGTCGGAGACAATCAAGGTAAAGATGAAATTGAACTAATTGATTAATTATGGCACTCAAAAAAAATGACTTCTCTTCTGTCAAGAAGAAATTCTCAACATCTGCAAAATACAAACCACAACGTTTTTTTGATTGTGGACAAGAATTTTTGGATGCGGTTGGATTACCTGGTCCTGCAATGGGACACATCAATATGTTTTTGGGACACTCAGACACTGGTAAAACAACAGCCCTCATAAAGACTGCGGTGGACGCACAGAAGAAAGAGATTCTACCTGTGTTTATTATCACCGAACAGAAATGGAGTTTCGAACATGCGAGACTGATGGGTTTTGAGTGTGAGGAAGTTGTTGATGAGGAAACTGGTGAAATCGATTGGGATGGATTTTTCATCTTCAATAATAATTTCGATTACATCGAACAAATCACCGATTTTATCAATCAACTATTGGATGCTCAAGAAAAAGGTGAAATTGATTATTCATTGTGTTTCTTATGGGATTCAGTAGGTTCTGTTCCCTCAAAGATGACCTATGATGGTAAAGGTGGTAAGCAACACAACGCTGCGACCTTGGCCGATAAAATTGGTATGGGTATCAACCAACGTATTTCGGGTTCACGTAAAGCGGATTCAAAATATGAAAATTCATTGATTATTGTGAATCAACCATGGGTTGAACTTCCTGATAATCCATTCGGTCAACCAAAGATTAAAGCTAAGGGTGGTGAGTCTGTTTGGTTGAACTCATCTTTGGTATTCTTGTTTGGTAACCAAAAAGGAGCGGGTACAACAAAGATTACCGCAACAAAAGACAAGAGAACAGTGAAGTTTGCTTCACGTACAAAAGTTTCCGTCATGAAAAACCACATCAATGGATTGGGTTATGAAGATGGAAGAATTATTGTTACTCCTCACGGTTTCTTATCAGGTAAAGATACCACCGAAGAAAAGAAATCTATTGAACAGTACAAGAAGGAGTACGCTGATTATTGGAATACAGTTATTGGTTTGGAAGGTGACTTTTCTCTTCATGAGGAAAAAGAAAGTGAAACCCTTTAAACACAGTATGTGTGAAAACTTTATTGATAGATGGAGATAATTTATTTAAAATCGGATTCCACGGAGTCCGAGAATACTTCGTTGATGGAAATCACATTGGGGGAGTATTCCACTTTCTCAACACCATTAGAAAACAACTGGACGAGAACGAGTACGACAAAGTCATTGTCTTTTGGGACGGCGACGGCAACTCATCTCGGAGACGTGAAATATATCCTAAGTACAAATTAAATCGTAGAAAGGATATGAACGAATTCAAATTCGAATCATATCTCAATCAAAAAGAACGAGTCAAACAATACTTGGAAGAATGCTTTGTGCGTCAACTCAAAATCGAAAATAACGAGTCCGATGATTTGATTGCCTATTATTGTGGTTTGGCAACAGACGAGAATAAGGTGATTTTTTCATCAGATAAGGACCTCTTACAACTTATTGACCAAAATACGTCCATCTACTCACCTATCTCCAAAATACTCTATAAGAAGGGAGATAAAGTAAAAATGTTGGGTACTGAAATTATTCATGAAAATGTAATGACAATCAAAGTCATTATGGGGGATAAAAGTGACAACATTGATGGGATTGCACAACTCGGAGAAAAAACATTCATCAAATTTTTTCCCGAGGTAATTGACACACCCATTTCTGTTGCCGATATTTTGAACAGAACAAAAACTCTTATCGATGAAAATGGAAAAGTCAAAGCCCTCGAGAACTTGTTGGTTGGAAAAACCAAAGAAGGTGAGATGGGGGAATCATTCTTCGAAACAAACAAGAAAATCGTGGATTTGTCCAATCCAATGATTACCGATGAGGGAAAAGAAAATGTGGAACTTTATTATCGTGAAACCATGGACCCTGAAGGTAGGGGGTCGAAGAATCTAATCAGAATGATGACAGAAGATGGATTCTTCAAATTCTTACCAAAAACTGATGAAGCGTTTCTAAACTTTATCAGACCGTTTATGAAACTAACAAGAAAAGAAAAAAGAAAATTTAAAAACCAATCAAATTTATAATTTTATGAAAGAACAGGATATCGTTAAGATGGAATTTCTTATCACGTTGAATAATAATATTGTAATTCAACGTTATTTTAATGTCCGTGGTTATAACAACACCGCAAGATACTCAACTGAACTTTACAACTACGTAAAAGATTTAGTAAATGCATTTGAACAAACCCAAAAAATGAGAACGGTAGTTTATATGCTTGAAAACCAATTTGAAATTTCTGAAGACCCTACTGTCTTGGATACAGATAATACTGATGGACCAGAAGTTTTCAATTTTTATGTAAAAATCGGAGAACAGACAATTTGTCATAGAATCCTTGATGGTAAAATTTTCCCACCCAAGATAAGATACACCGTAGATATTCGCCAGCACGCAAAAAGTGTGTTGCGTGACTTGACTGACATCTTTTCAGGCGAAAATTTTAACACTACTTGGATGGAATATACCCTAGTTTGATTGTATTTATAACTTACACAAAAAGGGAA